CGAGCACGCACAGCACGCACCGCCGCCGCCCAAGTCTACGCCGCCGCCAGCGCCGCCGGGTGGTCGGCGTTTCCCCGCTGTCTCGCCTTCTGTGCTGGCTGGCGCCAAGGCGGCCGACATTCCACCGCCAACGCCGGAGGATATCGCCGGCACGCTCGGTGCGCAGGTGGTGCTGCCGGTCGATAGTGCGGCACGCGCCGGTGCGGTCGGTGTGTATCCGACGATCGCCGAGAACACCCTGCTACGCGATGCCGGCTACATCGAGATGGGGTTGGACCCGCACGATCCGAGCGGCGAGGCCACCGATCCCGAGACGCCGCCTGGTGGCGCGGCAACGCCGGGAGCGCCGACCAACACCACGGTCCCCGCCGTGACGCAGACCGGCACGACGCTCAACTGCACGATGGGGACGTGGGGCGGCGAGCCAACGTCCTACGCCTATGCGTGGAAGCTCGATGACGTGGCGGCGGGCAGCGATGCCGCGACGTACGAAGTGCAGGCTGGTGATGTCGGTAAGTCCGCGACGTGCGTGGTCACGGCCACCAACGCCGCTGGCTCGACGGCAGCGCCGCCCAGCAACGCACACGTCGTGACATGACGGTATCGGTCGGGACGATTGCTCAGGTCGCGCTGCGTCGGCTCGGCGTGCGCGTCGTCCCGCTCGATGACAGCCCGACCTTAACGGAGATGGTTCCGGCGGCAACCATCGCCACCAACGCGTTGGTCGAGTTGGGCGTGATCGCCGCGGACGAAACGCCGTCGCCATCTGACCAGGCGCTGATGCTCGACAAGGTGGCCTCGGTGCATGCCTCGCTCGATGCGCAGGGCGTGGTGTGGTGGGACAGCACCGCTATGCCGCGCGCCTTCGCCGAGGAATACACCAAGCTCGCGGCAGCCTATGGCGCGTCCAGCTTCGGCAAGGCCACAGATCCAGCCGTGGTGGCGCTGCTGGAAGGGCGCGTTCGCAAGGGCGCCATGGTGCTGTCGGCTGACGACAACGCCCAGCAGGCGGTGCAGAGCGTCCATAACGACCTCGTCATGCGCGGCATCGCACGCTGGACAGTGTTCGATATCCCCGACCCGCTGAGTGACCCATACGCCACGCTGGCGGCCGATGCGTTGGCGCCGTTGTTCGGCATGGACACGGACGCGAAGGACACCGCCGAGGCGATGCTCTCGATCTTCCGATACGTGGCGCTGCCGACCAGCGGGCAGACCGTGGTGGGGACGTATTTCTAGATGGCGTACCGTATCAAGTACTCCGACTATAGTACCACTGCCGAGGGTCCGCCTGATCCTGACCGCTGGGTCGGGCCGCCTGGGCCGCCAGGCCCGACTGGCCCCACCGGGCCACAGGGTCCGCAGGGCGTTCCCGGCAATCCGTTCCCCGAGGCTCCGAACGACGGTGCGCTGTACGGCCGTGGCGGCGCCACTGTGACATGGACGCCGGTGCTGCCGCTCACAGGCGGCACGCTGACCGGCGGCCTGACCGCGCCGACGTTGACCACCACGGGCACTACGACGGTCACCGGCAATCTGACGGTGGGTGGAACCCCGAGCCTGCCGTCCATCACTCAGAACGGCACGGGGAACTTTCTGTTCTCTCTCGGTGCTGCCGCTTCTGTCCTCAACTTCCGCACCAACACCGGCACGTCGATGCTGCAAATCGGCGGGGCGTCACAGGTCATCAGCGCACAAACCGCCGTGCAGTTGCGGCCGAACGCAACGTGGGTTGGGGCGAGTAATGCGACCAACGCGGCCCTCTATCTGAACAATACGTGGACTGGATCACCCGGCGGCAACATCGTGGCGTCACCGATCTTCTTGCAGACGAACGAGGGGGTGCAAGTCGGCAGCGGTGGCGGCTTTGTCTTCGCTAATATCCACGCGACAGCCGGCACAGCGGGTTTCACCGGCAACCGGCAGGCGACACTAATCACGCAGGACGTAACCGCTGCGAGCGGCAACACTGCTGGTGGCGTGTATGACGCGCTCAATATCAAAGTTAACGGGATGGTGAACGACGGCGGCACCGCGTTATCACAGGGGAATGCTAAAGGTTCGGTGTTTGCGTTTAATCCTGTTGCGCACCTCGGTCCATCGGCGACGTTCTGGGCGGCTCTGGTCGGAGAGGAAATCGATACCTGGGCGGAGGCGCAACCACTTGATAAGATCGGCACGCAGATCGTCGATGTTGCTGGTTCGAACTTCCAGGGGTTTCGCGACGACACGGCGCTGTCGTTCAACAATCAGTATCCCCCGGTCGGCGGCTCAACCGGATGGCGCGCGCTGATTTCGGTCGGGCGGCATGGTGGGTACAACCCGCTCGATCCTACCCAGGGATGGGTGCTGCGCTGCTTTTCCAACGACTCGTCGCCGGGCACTCCTATCGCTGCCGCAGGCGGTCTCGACTTCACCAACTTCGTGCCCGCTGTCGCGTTCATGCGCGGCAACGGCTTCTTGCTCGATCCGGCTGGTAATTTCACAGCCGCCTCGTTCATCGGGGCATCGGCGACGATCTCCGGGTCAGTCACGTCGAGCGGGTCTCGCCGTACACTCTACGTCACAGCCGTATCCGTGGGTAATGGCGCGGACATCACCGAGGACACACTTCAGTCGTTTACGATCCCCGCAGGGTTAATGGCCAATGTCGGAGATATTATCCATGTGGTGGCGCGTGGGGCGCCGCTGAACTCGGCCGATGTCAAGGTCGTGCGACTGAAGCTCGGCGGCACAAATATCTCCGCTCTGACGTTGACGCCATCAAGCACACAACCCTGGCTCCTGGAGGCGTGGATCACCAAGACGGCAGCGAATACGCAGTCTACGCAGGTTCTTCAGACCGTAGCGACCAATAATACCACGGTGGCACGGTTTCCTTCCGGAATCACTGATACCGCATCCATGGCGCTGCTGCTGACCGGGCAAAACTCGACCAACCCGGTAGCTGGCTCGATTACCTGCGACTTTTTCGATGTCGAATACTGCCGCGCTCCGTGAGGACATCCCCATGACGCCCGAACTCGCCCGCATCGCGCTGGCGTTCCTCGAACGCTCTACATTCCAGGGCGGTGAGGTGCAGGCGTTCCTCGCTGTCACCAACGCGCTGCGGGAGATCGCTACGCAGGTGCCACGGGCGAACGGCGCGGATGATGCCGCACATTCAACGCCACCCGCCAGGAGCGTCTGATGCCATCCATGGCCATGACGGTGCCCTATATGCGCACCTCGCCGCTGCACATCCCGCGCCGCGACTTGGTGCTGGCCGCTGCCGATAGCCTCTATCTGCGCGTCACCGTGGTGGACAGCGACAACCCCTGCGCGCAGGCACTGGATCTCACCGGCGGCATCGGCGGCCCATCAATGCAGCTTATCGTCTGGCCGGATGCGTCGGGCTTCCATGACGACTATGGCATGCTGCTGCCGGTGTGCGGCCAGATCCTTTGGAGTGCCGCCGGCGTGCCATCCGATGCCCTCGGTGCGTTCGACTTCGCGTTCCTATCCGGCACGATGAGCCTCTGGCCACGTCGCTGCGGCTGGGCTGTGCAGCTCAATTACGACGCCCAGGGCGCCGAGGTGCTGCTGTCCGGCCGGCTGCATGTCCGTCCCGGCGGGGTGCCGTTCACGCTGCCGGCGCCGGCGCTGCTGACCGACGATAGAATCCCGATTACCACCGACATCCTGGAGCCCGTCCTGGCATGAGCGATAGCATCCGTATCGTGGAGATGCCGGACCTCGGCACCGTTACCGATGCCAGTTCGGTCGTCGGTGAGCGCTCGGGTTCCGGCCGGTTCGGCGCGCTGGCGCTCAAAAACTACGTGGCGACTGGTCTCGGCACGGCGGCCGCGATCGATGCGGAGACCGCAGCGCGGGTGGCCGCAGCCACCGGCATCTCAGCGAAATCATACGGCACGGTGGGCAACGGCGTGGCCGACGACACCGCGGCGCTGCAGGCGGCGATCAACGCCGCGATTGCCCAGCAACAGACGCTCTACATCCCCGGCGGGCGATATCTGATCTCGGCACCGCTGACCATCAACCGCGGGGTGCGGATTACCGGCGCCTATGTCGAACCCGCGCAGGCGTTGTTCACTGCGCCGGTAACGCCGCCGACCGGGGCCGGGACGTGGATCACGCTCGATGGTTCGCATCTCGTTTCGGCGTTCGTCATCAATCCGTCGGGCACGCCATCGGCGAACAATCAGGCGCTCGGCGTCGAATTGTCGCATTTCGGCGTCTATCACACCCAGCCAGCACCCGCGCCTAGCTGGGCGCCGTATAACTACCCGCCAGCGATCGACATCCCAGCCGGATCGGATATCTATCTGCATCACCTCTGCCTGCTCAATCCAACCATTGGCATCCGTGCGGCCGGGCAGTCAGCGGGCCGCCTGGTGATCGAGCGTGTCGTCGGGCAGCCGCTGACCCAGGGTATCGTGCTCGACAACCAGCAGGACATCGTGACCATCCGCGATGTGCACTTCTGGGTGTATTGGTCGCTCGATGCCAACGTGCTGGCCTGGCAGAAAGCCAACGGCAGGGCGCTGAACCTGGGCCGCGTCGATGATCCGGTGATCGATAACTTCTTTTGCATATGGTACTGGATCGGCGTCAACTTTGCCGCGACGGCGGCAGGCAACGTGTCGAATGCGCGGCTGACGAACTGCGATTTTGATGAGTGCGGCAATCCGTTCGTCATCAACGATGCCACTGGCGGTCATACGGTATTCCTGTCGGGGTGTACCCTCGGCTGTCCCGCCTCGCCGATCGTTTCCACTAGCTGTCTGACCATCGAGGGCGGCGGCTCCAATTCGGTGGTGCTGCTGACCGGGTGCTGGCTCGGCAATGCCGGAAATTCCAGCGTGTGGATTGCGAGTAGCGGCAATCACGTGCGGCTGGCGGCGTGCAATTTGCACCAGTGGGACCAACTCAATGGCGGCGCCTACGCCCTGCAATCGGCAGCCGGCAGCATCATCCGCGCCGATGCAGAAACGGTGGCATTCTCGACCATCGGCCCTACGCATATCCTGGCCGGCGGGCAGTGCCTGAAAGCACCGGGCCTGTGGGCAACCAGGGGCCAGATGCCGGCGGCCGGCACCTCGGTTGTGTTGCCGCATCTGCTGGGTGCGACGCCGGATATCACGCTGGTGACGCCGAACGGCGGGCCGACAGTATCCACGTTGCAATGGTGGGCCGTCGCGGATGCGTCAAACGTCACGGTGCAGGTTAGCGCTGCGCCAGCGGCAGCGGTCAATTTCTCGGTGCTGCTCGGGTTGATCAACTGATGAGCGGTCAGGCCCCCCAGCCACCAGGGATGCGGCGAATACCGTTCCCGACCGAAAGCTACCAGCACCCGTCGAAGCCGCTGTCAACGAAGTTCCTGCAGAACTTCATGGCCGAGAAAGCCCCGGACGATGCGCGGTCGCAAGTGGCGCTGGTGCCGACGCCCGGACTGTCGGTCAACCGCCTCGTCGGTGCCGGGCCGATCCACGCGATGAACGACGACCTGCCGGGCCGCGTCTATGTGGTCAGCGGCACGCACTTCTACCGGCTGATCCCGCAGATCGGCTCGGCGCCCGATTTCACGGTCGAGGATCTTGGCGATATCGGCACGCCGGCAACCGACGTGATACCAGCCTACGATGCCATGTACACAATCGCCTGCGGCGCAACCGCAGCCGTCGTCTGCGTGCCGCCGAATGCATTCACCTGCAGCCACGACCCTGGCTCGCCGCTGAACCAGATCAGTGGCGATACCTGGCCCGGCGCGCAGTCGGTCGCGTTCCACGACGGCTACCATATTTTCGTCTCTTACGAGAACTCTGCGAGGTTCTTCATCTCGCATCTGCTCGATCCGTCGAACTTCGACGCACTGGATTTCGCTTACACCGATGCGTTGCCCAACGTGTTGCGGCGCGTTTTCCCGTATCGCACCGATTTGTGGATGATGGGCGAAGCCGGCGTCGAGATCTGGTACGCAGCGGGCGCGTCGGGACTCGAGACGACCCCCGGCACGAGCTTCTTCCCGTATCGACGGCGCGCTGGTGGCGTGATCCCCTTCGCGATGGCCTCGCCGCAGTCGGTGGCGGCAGGCGATGCGTCGATATTCTGGCTCGCGCATAACCAAGTGGTCTACAAGACCAACGGCTACCAGGCGGTGCGGGTGTCTACGCACGCCGTCGAGGAGATCATCCGCGAACTGAATCCGTATGACTTGGTTTCGGCGTTCACTTACACCGAGGTCGGGCATGTGCTGTATGTGATGAACTGGCGCACGCGGACCCTGGTCTATGACTGCGCGACCAAGCAATGGCACGACCGGGCGAGCGACGGCGGGCGGTGGCGGGCGAATGCCACGGTGCATCCCGGCACTATGCTGTGGTTTGGCGATGTTCAGTCGGGCGCCATCTTCACGTCGCAGGTCAATTCGCCGCTGGCTGGGTTGGAGGATATCACGCCGATCAGCCGCCAGATCGTGTTTCCACCGCTCTGGGCCGGGGCAAGTCGCGCCTTCTGCGCGCGGCTGGAGGTCGAGATGGAAAGCGGCGACGGACGGCTCGAGGACGGCACGATCACGCTCGACTGGTCCGACGACGGTGGCTTCTCGTGGCACGGCGGCCCGCGCGTGATGACGGCCAAGCTGGTAGAGTATAACCGCCGGCAGCGGGTGTTTACCACGCGGCTTGGTAGCTTCCGTCAACGGGTTTTTAGGCTGACGCTGAGTGGCGCGGCGACGATTTACGCGGTCGATGCCGAGATCACCACCGGGGCGAGTTGATGGATCTCACGCGGCTATCGCCACCGGTCAACACTGCGGCGTTGAACGACGACGGGTTGCACGCGCCGCTGTGGCAGGCTCACCACCAGGATCTGGTCGATGCGCTGCAGCAGATCGCTCTGACCATGCATAATGGCTCGGTGGACGGCTCCGACGCGCAGCCCGGCGAGGTCGGCGAGTATCTGACCGCGAGCTCCGGGCCGGTGTCGCTGGTGACCGGCACCTTAGTCAACGTCGTGTCGCTGGCCCTTACGGCTGGTGACTGGGACGTGTCGGGTGGTGCGACCTTCGTCACCGGCAGCGGCACGCTGAATGCATTCGGTGCGGGGATCGGCGGTGGCACGGACATTTTCGTCAACGCGACATTTCCGGCTGGTGCCACCAATCAGCGGGCGCCGACGTCGGCGCATCGCTACAACGTCACGGCGCCGACCACGGTGTGGCTGAATGCGCAGGCGTACTTCAGCGGCACGGTGACGGCACAGGGTGATATCCGCGCGCGGCGGATGCGGTAGATGCGCAACGATGTGCTAGATGTGGGAACGGCGGTCAGGAAGACCAGAAGAAAGGTCCGTGGAGTCTGGCTGCTGCCGTTAGATAGGCTCTCTCAGCTTCTTCGGCAGTTTCGAATGAACCTAGGACGATTTGTGCTCTATAAGGCTTGGCCCTTTTTTTATTGTAATGTACGCCCTTCGGTAAGCCAGACCTTTTACCATAGACTTTCTTATTCCATTGGTTCTCCTGGTGTGTGGCAAGACGAAGGTTGCTCCACCGATTGTTCGCGCCGTCTAAGTCCTTGTGATCAATCAGCATATTCCTTGGATCGTCACCAGTCACCATCTTCCAGATTATGCGATGCACCTTATAAGACCTACGCCCAACACCTACGCGAAAGTATCTCTGCGAATCGCTCGTGGCATGGCCGGCGGCAGTTTTCGCCATTTTGGCATTGGTTTGTGCCATCGCAGCGTCAGATATGAAGTGAGAACGAGGACGTGCTTTCCATGTCAGTGCGCCTGAATCCGGGTCATAGTGGAAGCACTCGTGGAGAAATTCCGCGTCTGGTAAGTTGGAGGTAGCCATTGGTTCCTCTCATTCAGGACCGTGGTTAGGGTCGCGGCGGTGCTTTCATCACCCCGCGACCCGCCGCTTATAGCAGAATGTTGCAGAAACAGTCCAGTCAAACTGCCTGCGGGCGGCTGGCGCCCTTCCCCGGAGGGGTGATGCGGTTCGTGCAACTCGCCGATCGGGTGGACGTGGTGCCGGTGCTGTTGGAGCTGAACCGCGCCGCGCACCTGTGGGACCGCAACCCAGAGCGGCGGCTATATCCAGGCACGCCCCATGCGGCGATGACCGACATCACCGTGCGCTACATGCCAGAGGCGCAGGTTACGATGGAGGCGCGGCGGCTGGAGCACCGCAACGTGTTCTGGCCGGCCTGGCAGGAACTGCCGTCGTTGCGGCCACTGGTGTTCGCGCTGATGTCGCGGGTATGCGCGGTGGAACTGGGGTCGATTCTCATCACCAAGCTACCGCCGGGCAAGATGATCGAGCCGCATTCCGACGCGGGCAATTGGGCGCCAGAGTTCTACAATATGAAGTGCCACCTCACGCTGGCGGGGACCGCTCTGGTGCGCTGTGCCGACGAGACGGCCACGTTCACGACATGCTCGACCTGGACGTTCGATAATCTGCTGCAGCATTCGGTCGAGAATGTCGGGGACTGCGACAGGATCGTGGTCATCGTGTCGATGAGGTGCGAATGAAACGCGCGGAGCATCAGCCGGAACAGGTGGAACTCGTTCTCTATGCCGGTGTGTTCGTGAAGCTCTGGAGTGTGGCCGATGCCGGCACGTTGTTGCCGCAGCACGCACACGAATTTCCGCATCTGACGCTGCTCATGCGCGGTTCGGTGCGAGCGTGGCGCGGCGAGGAGATGCTCGGCGACTACAGCGCGCCGGCGGTGATTCGCATTCCTGCGAACGAGTTGCACACGTTCCTAACGCTGACCAACGACGTAGCGCTGGCCTGTGTGCACAACGCCGATCACATCGACGGCGATGAGCCTGCGGTGTCGCAGTATGCTCACATTGAGTTGGAGGACTAACTATGCCCTTCGCGGTAGCTGCGGCAGGGATTGGCGCTGTTGGCACGATTGCCGGCGGCCTTATGCAATCTGGGGCGGCGAAAGCCGGTCAAGCGCAAGCTCAAAAACAGTTTGAGCAGCAACGCGCTGACCTGGCGCCGTACCGGACTGCCGGGCTTGCGCCTCTTAATGCTCAAACTGACCTTCTTGGCTTGAATGGGCCTGATGCAGCATCGGCTGCCATGGCCAACTATCAGACTAGCCCCGGTTACACTTGGCAGATGGGCGAGGGCCTTCGTGCGGTGGATGCTGGTGCGGCAGCCAGTGGTATGCTGCGCAGCGGGGCGGCGCTTAAAGCAGAGCAAACCTTTGGCCAGGGTCTCGCCAATTCCGACTTCGGAACATACTACAACCGCTTGATGGGTCTCTCGACGCTCGGCGAGAACGCGGCGGCCGGCGGTGCATCCACAGCCAATGCCGCAGGGAACGCAGCAATACAAGGTGCCAACGCGCAGTCCAGCATCTATGGCAACACGGCGTCTGGCCTAGGCAGTATCGCCAACAACCTGTTGAGCAATAAGGATTTCCAGAACTGGATTAGCGGGCCGTCCGCGCCCAGCACCTTTACCGATACTGCGCCCGGTGGCACGTTCTGATGTCCGGTACCCAGGTTTCCAGCGCTCCGAACGTGCTGTTCGACCCGATGATGGCGTTGAGGCAGCAGGAGGGCCAGAACCAACTCCTGCAGCAGCAGCAGGACATCAGCGGCCACGAGATGGAGATGGCATCGCGGCTGGCGAACACGGTTTTAGATCCTACGCTGTATCCGACACCAGAGGCGCGTGCTGCGGCATATCCGACGCTGCTGGCGAACGCACGGCAGACGGCTCCCGGCTACTTCAAGAATGCGCCAGAGACATATCCGGGCGACGACGTGGCCCACGCGCTGGCGCGGATGGGCACGCCGAGCCAGACGCAGGCCGAGTGGGCGGCGAACATCGCGGCCAACAAGGCGATTTCCGCGGCGGGTAACACAACGGCGCAGCCCGCGGCGGGTGGTGGGACGGCTCCGGCAGTAACACCAAGCGGCGGTGCGACGATCGGCCAGCGCCAGAACAATCCCGGCAATCTTACATTCGCCGGGCAACCATACGCTCAACCAGGGCAGGGAAACCGGTTTGCGGCGTTCCCAGACATGCCGACCGGTGTCGCCGCCAATGCCGATCAACTTTCGCTCTATCAGACGCAGCACGGCATCAACACGGTGCGCGGTGCGGTAACGCGCTGGGTCGGTGATCCAAAGGCCGACCTCACGAGCTACATCGGCGACATCTCCAAAGCGCTCGGCGTGGGGCCTGACGACAAGATCGATCTGACTGATCCCGCTGTACAGGCTAAGTTCATCCAGGCGCAGTTTCCGCACGAAAGCGCGGGTGGCGGCTATGTCCTTAATCCGGCCGACGTGGCCAAGGGCGTGCAGATGGCGGCCGCCCGTCGTGGTCAAACGGTGCAGCCGACGCCACCCGCTGCTGTGGCAGCCGTTCCGGGCGCCCCAGCGGCCCCTGGAACCCCTGCGACGCCCGCGCCTTACCGGACAGCCTCCAACGCTCCGGTGCCCCCGCCAACGCCCACAGCGCCGGGACAGGCCGCGCCCGCGCCTGGGCAACCAGCGGTTCCAGGCGGGGCTGCGTCGGCACCACAACCGCCCGCACCACCAGCCGGTGGCCCGGCACCGCCGCAACTGCAGCCGCTGAATGCCAACGGCCTCACAACCCGCCAGCAGGCCATACTCGATGCGCAGGGCGCCACCGGCAAAATGACCGGCCAGCAACGCATCGCGGCCGAGCAGGCGTATGCTAACCAGAACATCCAACTTCAGCAGAAGCAGTTTTCAGACTGGATACAGACGCAGCAACTGGCCACCTCGCAGGGCCAACTCAGCGTCGCGCAGCAAAACAGCGCACTGGAATACTGGAAGGCTGCACATCCGAACGCGAAGATCACGCTAACCGGCGGCGAGATCATCACCCAGAACGAGCGTACTGGTGAGGAAATCGCGCCGCGCATCCAAGTTACCCCGCAACGGGCCGATACGGCAGCTATGGCTATCGTCTCTAGATTGGGTCCGAAAGTGGCGAATGGTAACGCGACGCCGGAGGAGCAGGCGCAATATGCCGTTGCAGTAGATTCCTACCGGCAGCCGGTCCTGCGTGAGAACCCGGTGACCAAGGAAACATTGCGCGTTAACACTCGCGAACTGCCGGCAGGATTTCCTGAGCCACCAGCGCTTGGCAGTGGATCGCCCGGAGCAGCGGGTGCCGGCGGCGGTCAGGTCGTGATCCCTGGATACTCGCCGGCGCAGCAGGAGGTCGAGCGCGATCCAGCAAGGGCCAAAGTGGCGGATGAGAGGTATGCGCGCGACTCCAGAGATGTCGGCGATCTCTCGAAAGGCGTAATGACTGCACAGAACGATAACCTGCGCACCAAGGAGATGCTGGACATTCTTGAGCACGGTGATTTTTCTACCGGGCCGGGCAGTGAAACGAGGACGCGGGCCGCAGCGTGGTTCCAGCGTTGGGCGCCGGCCGCGCTCACCGGGTGGGAAAAGCAGTCGACCGATCTAAAGGGCGCGGCGGCGGCTCAGGCATTTCAGAAACTCGCATTTCAGGGCGTCACCACTCAGGAAAAGGAGTCGTCGCCGCGCGGCGGCATCCTGGCCACGCAGCTATTCCAGAAAAACAATCCGGGGCTTGACCTGCTCAATCCAACCAACAAAAGCCTGCTTGATATGAAACTGATCCAGAACCAGGCGAATATCGATTACGGCCGCGGTGCGCTTGATCATTTCACGACGCAGGAAACAAGGTATGGCGACACCCATAAATATGATTCGCTTGAGCAGTTCAATACGCAGTGGATCAATCAGCGCAATCCACAGGTTTACGCTGCTGCGATGGGCGCGGTCTCTGGTCAACCGCCGGAGCAGTGGACGAAGGGGTTGAGCGATGCAGAATATGCGCGGGCTCTTGGCATCGTTGAGCGCGCCAAGCCTGGCGCCGTTGTGAACGGCAAGAGCGGCCGCATCGTGGTGCAGCCGCCAGCCGCACCGCCACCGCCGGCTGGTTTTAAGGTGGTTCAGTAGATGCCCATCGCGACTGACGGCAAGGGAAATTACCTCACGCTGGACAGCAGTGGGGCGTGGGTTCCAACGTCGCCGCCATCGCAACAGCAGCAGGGCGGTGGCGAGCTAGGCTATGCTCCTGCACCACCAGAACCTGAGACATCCCGGCCGCGTGGCCTTGGTGCATTCAATCAGCAGCCTGCCAGTCCGGGGTTGCTGAACGCTGAAAGGCACGTCGGATCAGCGATTGCCGAGGGCTGGAACGCCCCGGCGTTTTTGACGCCGGAAGCGAAGGCGCGGGCCGAGGCCGACAATCAGCAGACCTGGGTGGGGCGCAACATCGTCTCGCCTCTCGTGGCGGCGAGCGAGTTGCCATTCCGCGCCATGAATGCGACGGCTGCTGGCATTGGGCAGGCGGCGTATGAGGTCGGCAACGCGGTCGGAGGCCCGTCGCTTGGCCGGGATCTCTACATGGGCCAACAGGTGGCACCGGCCGCTGCCATGCCAGGGTTTCAGCATCCGGCGTTGCCGCGGGTTCCCGATAATCAGTTGTTCAGAGCGCCGCCTGGTCCGGCGCAGACGGCCGAGCGCTACCCTGAGCAGTTGATGCTTCCGGCGCCTGAGCCGCCGCCCGCGGCACCGCCCGCGGCACCGCCGCCGGAAGCGATCCCCATGCCTGCGCCGAAATCGTACTGGGAAACCCTCTATGAGACCGGACGGCAACCGGTAAAGCCATTTGAGGCGCAGGTGACCATGCGGGAGCCGGGTGCGACGCCGCCGGCATCTGAACCACCAGGTGCGGCCAAGGAGCCGCAGCCCGCGCCGTTGCCGCCACCCGAGCCACCGGCCGTCGCCGCTGGTGCGCAGGTCACGCCAGCGACACAAGCCGGGCTGACGCCGGCGCAAGCCGCAGCCGCTGGATCTACTGCCGACAAGCAGTGGTTCTACAAGACCGTGACGCCAGGCGAGGCCAACGACATTCAATACCTCGATGGCATTACACCGACGATGGCGCAGCGCGAGCAGACGGTTAACGCGGCGCGGGATTCCAAAGTGCTGCGACGACTGTCACCGGAGGCCGAGCAGAACGAGCGGGCGTTATTGAGCGAGCACAGCGACATCCGGAAGGATGAATTTCAGAACATCGCGGGATCTGACACGACCCAACAGGCTGATCTGAAGGCGGCGAACGACCAGATCGAGACGGCCCTGCAGGCGGCATACGCTCATGGCGGGACGGTTGATCTGCAGCCGGTTATCAATGCGGCGAATGCTGAACTGACCGGATCGGCTGGCAAGCTACCGCCGCTAAGAGCTGCTATGCAGGAGATCGTCGCCGCCGCGCAGAAGTCTGACGGCTCAGGGTTGGAAACCAACCCACTTCAGGCCAATGCCGTCCGTCGCGCGATTATCTACATGCAGTCGAAGCAGGGGCGGCTAGCGAACCCTGGCTATGGTGCGCCAGACGTGATGGCGGCGCTGACGCGCGTCAAGGATGAGCTCACCAAGCAGATCGAGCCGGCGGCGCCGGGCTTCACTGAAGCGAATGCCAACTATGCTAAGGCGCGCCAAGCGATAGATGCTAGAGAGGCGCTGCAGGCGTACGAACCGAAGCTGT